CCAGGGCGATGGCTCGAAGGGCGTCTCCTACAACAACGCATCGATCTCAGATCTGTCCAACTGGATCTCTGACCTTCAGAGGGAGTTGGCGCGTCGAGGCATCGGGTGCTTCGAGCGGCGCCGGGCGATCGGGTTCAACTATGGTCCGCAGCCGCGGTTCTGGCCTTCGCGTGGCTCCTGGTCACGCCAATGAAGGTCGAGGTTAGCGGCCTCGTCGACCAGTTCGGGCATGCGCTCCCCAAGGGCGGCAAGGCGCGTGCCGGTGCTCTGATCAGCGGGTCGAGGACGCCCTACGACGCGGCGTCTCGCACCGGCGCCGAGTTCGAAGGCTGGTATCCGTGGTCGGCTGGCGCCGATGGCGAGATGCAGTGGGGGCAGCGGGACACCGTTGTCTCTCGCGTCCGGGACATGGTGCGCAACGATGCCACCGCGTCCGGGATTATCGATCGGATTACAGACGCCACGATCGGCGGCGACTTTCGTGTTAGCGCGATGCCGGACTTTGCGGCACTCGCCCACTTCTCGGGCAACGCTGCCTTCGACGCTACGTGGGCCAGGGAGTTCCAGGTCGCGGCCGAGGCCGGCTTCAGAAGTTGGGCTTACGACCCGAACAAGTTTTGCGACGTGGAGAAGCGCCTCTCGTTTCCGATGATGGCGCGCTTGGCGTTCCGGAATTTCCTGGTGGAGGGCGAGTCCTTCGCGGCCATGCCGTGGCGCCCGGATCGCATTGGCTACGGTAAGGCCCGGTTCGCCACCACGCTTCAGATGATCGATCCGGACAGGCTGAGCAATCCCGCGAACGCCATGGACAGGATGCGGATGCGCGGCGGCATCGAACTCGGGGAGGATGGCGAGGTGCTGGCCTATCACGTCCGCGAAGCCCACATGGGCGATTGGTGGGCGGCGGCGCAGAGCCTGACGTGGGACCGCATTCCCGCCGAGACTGAGTTCGGCCGGAAGATGGTGCTTCACTTCTTCAACCCGGCTCGTCCGGGGCAGCACCGTCCGATCGGCGGCATTCTGGTGCCGGTGCTCGGCAAGCTCAAGATGATGGCGCAGTACGCCCGCGTCGAGTTGCAGGCCGCCGTCGTCAACAGCCTCTTCGGCGCGTACGTGACTTCGCCCTACGACCAGAAAGACGTGCAGGACGCGCTAGACGACGAGGAAGGCCGCGAGCTTTCCCAGTATCAGCAGATGCGCTCTGAGTTCCACGAGCACCGGAAGCTTCTGGTGGGCGATGTCCGAATGCCGACGTTGTTTCCTGGAGAGTCCATCAACGTGGTGGATTCCAAGAGGCCGAACACCGGCTTCGATGCCTTTGTGTCGGCCATGCTCCGGTCGGTCGCGACGGCGCTGGGTGTGGCTTACGAGACGCTGAGTTCCGACTATCGCGGATCGACCTATTCGAGCGCGCGGCAGGCTTCCAACGAGGCGTGGCTCACCTTGACGCGCCGCCGCGCTGAGTTCGGCCAGAACTTCTGCGGGCCGATCTATGCAAACGTGCTGGAGGAGATGTTCGACCGCGGGGATCTGCCGCTGCCGTCCGGGGGTGTTCCGGACTTCGCTGAGATGCGCGGCAGCTACGCTCGCGCTCACTGGTTCGGGCCTGGCCGCGGCTACGTCGATCCGTCGAAGGAAGCCGAGGCCGCCAGAATGCGGATCGCGTCTGGGCTCAGCACGTTGCAGGAAGAGGTCGCTCAGCTCAGTGGCCGCGACTACGAGACTGTTCTTGGGCAGCTCAAGATTGAGCAGGACATCATCAAGCGCGACGGCCTGAATATTATCTTCGACCCGACCGCGGCTCAGGCCGGCGTGGTGGGCAATGACGCGAGTGACGGCGGCGACGCGAACTCCACGGGAGGCGACGGTAAGGGCGATGCCGCTTAGTCGCCGCCTGATCGCGCAGCAGCTGCTCAATCGGCCTGTTGCGTGGTTGCCGTCAGAGGCCCGCGTGCTGATTTCGGCGTTTCTGGACGATGACGCATCGCCCTCGGTTTCAGAGCAGGACGCTTATCCGGCCGGCTATGATGTGATCGCGGGCATCGGTGTGATCTCCATCGAGGGCACGCTGCTGCAAAAGACCGGTATGCTGCGACCGTTCTGGGGCTTCACCGGATACGACGGCATTCGGGCCAACTTCGTCGATGCTCTGAGCAACCCGGCGGTCAAGGCTATCGTGCTCGAGGTCAACTCGGGCGGTGGTGAGGTGTCGGGGTGCTTCGACCTCGCCGATACGATTTACAACGCGCGTGGCGTCAAGCCGATCTTCGCAATCTGCGCGGATCAGGCTTATTCGGCTGCTTACGCGCTGGCATCGGCTGCCGACTACATAACGGTCCCCAGGACCGGGGGCGTTGGCAGCGTCGGCATCATTTCGATGATCACCGACTTCAGCAAGGCCATTGCGGACTCTGGGCTCAAGATTTTCTTCGTGCATTTCGGCGCTGACAAGGCGGCGGAAACGCGGGCCGTGTATGAGGGTGTGGAACCCGAGCTGCTCGCTCGCATTCAGACCGACGTTGACATGATGGGCCAGTTGTTCGCGGAGACGGTCGCGCGCAACCGCGGCATTCCGCAGACTGCCGTCCTTGCCACGCAGGCGGATTACTATCTCGGCGACAAGGGGGTGAAGGTCGGCTTCGCCGACGCCGTCATGTCCCCCGAGGATGCCTTTGCTGCTGTGCTCGGGTCTATTTCTTAACCTAGTGGAATTTTAGAACGATGGCCGATGCCAAGAAGTCGAGCGTCCTGAGCCGATTTGCGCACTTCGCGGGGCTCCGTGCAGACGACAATGCGCCCGAAACGGATGTCACGAAGGTCGATGACAAGGTCGATGACCTCGCCGACGATCAGGATGACACCAAGGACGATGTGAAAGACGTTCAGGATCGCCTCGACGCCTGCGAATCGCGCCTCGATGCCCTTGAGAAAGCCGACGACGACGACAACGACGGCGAAGAGATGGACGACGATGACGACAAGTCGTCGGACGACAAGAAGACCGAGGCTTCGAAGAAGCGGTCGCGGTTCCAGGCTGGCCGCATTGCTGAGCGCGCTCGGGCCGCAGCGATTTTTGCGGATCCGGCCGCTTCTGCCAATCCAGTGCTGGCCAGCGAACTCGCGTTCAATAGCGGCATCAGTGCCGCCAAGGCCATTTCCCTGCTGAAGGCCTCCCTGACGGCCTCCCCCGCCACGAAGGCGTCTCTGGCCTCGCGCATGACCGAGGTTAAGGACATCAAGATCAAGTCTGAGGCCGCCGGTTCTGCCGATAAGACCGGACTGACGCCCGCGCAGCGCCTGCGTGCCGCCGCCGAGAAGCTCGGCAAGTAATCAACCTTCCGTAGCAGGATTAAGCCCTCAAATGACCTTGTATCCCTACAACCCGTATTTCCCGGGCGTCCAGAACGACGTTTACACGCCCGATCGGCTCATCGCCGGGCCGATGCAGCTCATCACGCAGAACATCAACGTGGCCGCCGGCCAGGTGCTCTACCGCGGCGCTGTTATGGGGCGAATCACGGGCACGATCACGGACACGTTTGCGGGCACGGGGAACGGCACGATCACCGGCATGGCAATCGGCGCCCGCTCGCTTCCTGGGGCCTACGTGGTGACTGCGACTTCGGCGACGAGCTTCAATGTCGTGGATCCGCTGGGCGCGTCACGCGAAGTGGCGACGGTCGGGCAGCCCTATGAATCCGAGGTCATCGGCTTCACGATCAACGCTGGCAGCACCCCCTTCGTTGCGGGCGATGCTTTCACCGTGACCGTATCGGCGACCGGTGGAGAGTATGCCCTCTCCGTGAGCACGGCGAGCGATGGCTCCCAGGTTCCGGTCGGCATCCTGGTCGAGAACATCGACACCTCGAGCACGGGCTACAATGCCGCGACGCCGAACGCCATCTTCGTCATGGGCGAATTCAACGCCAACGCCCTTTCGTTCGGCGCCGGCTTCGATGCCGCCGCAGTTCGCGATGGCCTGGCGGCGCGCGGCATTCACATCAAGTTCAGCGTCTCTGGCGCGCCGATTGCCTACTAAGCCCCCTCGCTAGCGCCGTGATGGCGTCGGTCATCCTTCTTTAAACGGAACGTAAACGCACATGTCCGGCTCTCAGTCGTCCCTCACCCCGTATCTCGGTCTCTACGACACGGCAACGCTCGTCGCGACCATGCCGAGCCTCAAGACGCCGTCGAGCTGGCTGCTCGACACGTTTTTCCCGACGGTCGTGGAAAGCGAGACGCCGGAAGTCGCGATCGACGTGGATGTCGGTCTGCGCCGCTTGGCTCCGTTCGTCTCTCCGCTGGTTGAGGGCAAGAACGTCGAGAGCCGCACGTGGCAAACCAATCTGTTCCGCCCTGCCTACATCAAGGACCGTCGCGTCCCTGACCTGACCCGCCCCGTGCGCCGTCAGATCGGCGAGCGTCTCGCCGGCGGCGGCATGTCGCCCCAGGAACGGTTCGAGGCGAACCTGGTCTTCGAGATGCAGGACCAGGTCGAGATGATCCAGCGCCGTCTGGAATGGATGGCCGCCTCCGCGCTCACGACCGGCACGGTAGTGATTGCAGGCGACGGATACCCGAACCCCCTGACCGTCAACTTCCAGCGCTCGGCCTCGAATACCGTTGCGCTCACCGGCAGCGCGGCCTGGGGCCAGGCTGGCGTGTCCCCCACGCAGTGGCTTACGACCTGGGCGCTCCAGGTTCAGAAGGCCTCCGGCGCGGTGGCGACCGACATCGTTCTCACCCCTTCGCCGTGGGCCGCGCTACAAGCCGATCTGCGCCTCATCAACGCGATCTGGGCGCCGAGGTCGGGCGAAAACAACCACATCGATATGGGCGGCTACACACCCAAGGGCGGCCAGCTTGTCGGCGTCTGGGGCCAGTTCAACTTCTGGCTCTACAACGAATGGTATATCGACAACATCAGCGGCATCGAAAGCCCGATGCTCGCCGACGGCACCGTGTTGGTGGCCTCGCGCGAGATGCAGGGCGTGCGCGCCTTCGGGCAGATCATGGACCCCGCGTTCAACTACGGCCCGATGGCCTATGCGCCGAAGACCTGGTATGTGCAGGATCCGGCTCAGGTCATCCTGATGATGCAGTCGGCGCCCATCGTCATACCCAGCCGCGTCAATGCCTGCCTTGCGGCAACGGTCATGACCTCGGGCGGCTCGATCGTCCCGCCGCCGATCTAAGGGGGCCGAGAGATGGCTGACAATACGCTCAGGCTTTCGGGCAAGGACGGCGGGTCCGACAAGCCGGCGGCGTCGAAGTATGTCATAGTCAAATACGTCTACACGGCGCCGGAGCGTTACCCGCTGACGATCGGCGGCGTGCATGATCTGGCCGAGCTTTCCGATGCCGACATCCAATACCTTCTGGCGGCCGGCTTTATCCGCCGGGCCGATGACGACACCACCAGCAACGCCCAGGTCATCAACGCGAACGTCGACAAGTCACGGACGCTTGCGATGCCGCCCAGCCCTCGCCTCGTCACGTATCCATTGAACCCCGCGCAACCGCTCGGAAGCTGATGATCGACTGGGACGCAGTCGTCGGAGCGCCGGTCACCAGGGTCTTCGGCGAGCCCGCTCTCTATCGTGACGGCGGTGGGCGTGAGCGCTGCTTCCTGGGTGTCTTCGATAGTGCCTACCGTCCAGTGATGTCGCTCGGCGACTACGCGGATGTCAGCATCACGACTGTCGCCCCGGTTCTCGGGGTGCAGCTCCGCGAGATGCCGTGCCCGCCGTTTCAAGGCATGCAGCTCGTCATCCGCGGCCGGATCTACAGCGTGAAGAACGTTGAAGACGATGGCCACGGCCACGCCAAGCTTACCCTGAACCTGGGTGCCTACGAACCGTGAGCAGTTTGATCCGCCTCCGGTTGGTGGAGGGCATCATCGCGGCGCTGCAAAATGCCACAATTGCCGCCAACCGCGTCTATTGGGCACGCGACTGGCCGACCGATACGGCGGCCCTGGCTGCCGGCGTGCTGCTTGTCTACGGCCTCAAAGAGCGCAAGGAGCGTGTTCGTAGTGGCCTGCTCCAATACAACACGACGGCGACCGTTGATATTCTGGCGAGGTGTGCCCGCGGCGGCCCCGAGACGGCCCTGCAAATGTGCAATGTCCTTGCCGAGCAGGCTTCTTACGCGGTCATCACCGACCTAGCGCTTCACAAGATCACGAATTACGCCCCGGCATGCACGATCGATGTCGGACTCACCTCTGAGGGTGAGATGCAGATCGCGCAGGCGCTTGTCAGCTTCGAGTTCGTCTACCCCGAGAAATACCAGATGGGAGGCGAGCCTTTGACCGCGATCACGAACGGCACGCCCGGCAGCTTTGGCTCCTTCAGCGTTACCTTGGCTCAATCCTGAACAATAGGTCTGCATCGCCCCATGTTCGTCATTCCCGTTAAAGGCGGCGTCGTTCGCGACCCGCGCACGAAGCGCATTGTTCCGGCCGAAGGCCTCGAAGTCCCGGACAGCGACTTCTACTGGCACCGGCGGCTAGCGCATGGAGACGTTACCTTGCGCGAGACTTCGGCCGCTCCGGACCCGGCGCCTATTGCTGACGAGCTCCACGACGGCTGAACCAGCACCTTTCTAGTCCGCGCTGAGAAGCGCCGAATTCTCGAAGAAAGATTAAACCCGCATGTCCGGCAGCACGACTCCTCAGATCAACTTCGCGACGATCCCCGTCAGCAGTCTTCTCGTCCCAGGCGTCTATGCGGAGATCACGCCGCCCGGCACGTCCGGCACCACGACCGAGCGCGCTCTCCTGATCGGGACGATGGCTACATCAGGCACCGCGACGCCGAACGTCCCCGTGCTGCTTTCAGGCGCGTCGAATGCCAACGCGCTGTTCGGCATCGGTAGCGTGCTCGCGCAGATGACCGCCGACTACCGGAACAACGATAGCTTCGGCGAGCTATGGGCGCTTCCGATCGCGATTCCCACGACGGGCACGGCTCCGACCGCAACGCTGACCCTGACGGGACCGGCGACGCAGGCCGGCAACCTCTACCTCAGCATCGGCGGCCAGTTGGTGACCGTGGCCGTCTCTGCGGGTGATACTGCGACGGTCATGGCGACCAATGCGGTTGCTGCGATGGCGCCGTCGCTCTATCCGACGCTCCCCGTGACGGCCGCCGCTGCGGCCGGCGTGGTCACCTTGACCGCCAAGGACCGCAGCATCGCCGGCTCGGACATTCCCCTTTATCTCAACTATCTGGGCAATGCCGCCGGACAGGTGACGCCAGCAGGTGTCACGGCCGTCTTCAGCGTGGCGAACATGTCTTCGACGGGCGTTGCCAACCCGTCTATCGCCACTGGGCTCGCGAACCTTGGCGCCGCAGCCTACGATTTCATAATCTCAGGCTTCAACGACGCGACGAACCTTGGCCTCATCGCCAGCTTCCTGTCGCAGCGGTGGCAGTGGTCTGAGGAAATCTTCGGGCAAGCCGTAACGGCCCTGAACGCGAACCTTTCGACCCAGACCGCGCTCACGATTTCCCTCAACAGCCAATTCCTCAGCGTGTTCGGCGTCTACGGCACGTCCTGGCCCGCGTATCGCGCGGCGGCCGACATCGGAGCCGTTTGGGCCACATCGTGCCGCGCCAGCCCCGCACTCCCGGTCCAGAACATTGCCATCAACACACCTAGCCCTCAGGTGGCCAATCAGTTCACGATCAGCGAGCGCCAGACGGCGCTTGCCGATGGCGCGGCGACCATCAAGTCGCTGGGCAACGCTTCCGCCGTCGAGCGGATGGTCACGACCTACCTTACGAATCCCGCAGGCGTCCCAGACGACAGCTTCCAGAACGTCGAGACGCTCCAGACGCTGACATACATCATCCGAGATCTGCGCAACTACCTCGGCACAGCCTATGCCCGCAAAATCCTCGTGGTCGACGGCACCCCGATCTCCGGCGGCAGCTTCATGACGACCGCGCAGAACATCCTGGCAGACGTGATCAGCCGCTATCAGGTGTACTGCAATGCGGGTGTGGCTCAAGCCTATGCGACGTTCGCCGCTAACGCCACGGCCCAGAACCAGGGCAACGGCGTGGTGGCGCTTCAGTTGCCGATCATCCCGGCTGGCCAGCTCCGCGTGATCGCGATGCAGATCGACTTCCAGCTCAGCGCCTAATCGCATCATCCAGGACAGGACTAGATAACCATGTCGGGCTCCACCTCCGCGACCGCTTACAACGGCTATCTGGGCACGAGCAATATCCTCGCCGGCATCGCCTCCCTTACGATCAACGGGGAGGTATTCGACGTGCTGGAGAGCAACTACAGCCCATCGAACCTTCAGATCGAAACGCTGGTCGGCCTGAACGGCATCAACGGCTTGAAAGCAACCCCGCGCGCCGGCTTCATCACGGCGACCCTGCGTGATGCCGGGAACCTCTCGGTCGCGACCATCAACGCCATGCGCTCGGCAAGTCTTGTGCTGGTCACCGCGGCCGGAAAGACGGTCTCGGGGACTGGGATGTGGTTTGCCGGCGAGCCCTCGAGTGTGAACGTGGCCGAGGGGACATTCGAGGTCCGCTTCGAGGGCACGAACGTCAACGAAGTCACGACTTCCAACAACACCTAGCGCTGGACATCCCCATAGATGCTCGACACGCCCCGCAAGCTGGACGTTGAACTGCCCAGCCCGATCTTCAACGACCAGAAAGTGCAGATCGATCGCCTCACGCTCCGCGTCCCAACTATCGGTGACCGCCGTAAGGCGGCCGGCCGGCTCCGCAATGGAGAAAGCGCCGAGTCCTTCTCGCAGTTCCAGATCGATCTCATCGCCGCTTGCGGCGGCATATCCGTGCCGACCGCAGAGCAGCTGCCTGCCGATATCGCGCAGGATTGCTGGGACTGGATCGCAAGTTTTTTGGTTCCTGCCCAGAAGGCTGGTTAGCCCTCAGTCTCGACCTGGGCGTGAGGCTGCATTGGTCTCAGCGTGATGTCGATGATCTCGACGTAGACATGCTCGAGGATTGGCTCGCCTCCTGGAACCGCGCTAACAAGAAAGCTCCCTCCTGATGTCGGCCTTTTCTGGAAGCGTCCTGTCAGATGACGTGAGCATCGTCGTCAACGGCCTCCGGTGGCCGGGCTGGCAAACGGTGCAGATCAGCCGGGGGGTCGAGACTGTCCCGTCGAGCT